TGGCGTTGCGCGCAGAACTGCAAGGCGTCAAAGCCGAAGCGCAAGTTAAAGTGCAAAAACTCGAAGATCAATTAAACAGCCTGTTGGCTATTGAGGTGTCAAAATGAATCACTCAACTATCGTCGGCGGCTCGACCGCCAAGCGCGTTATCGCTTGCCCTGCCTCAATCGAACTGGTCGCTAAGATGCCACCAAAGCCGTCTAGCAAGTACGCTGATGAAGGCACCTTACTACACGACGCCATTAGCCAAATCCTTGACTGCAAGGCTACGCCCGAGTCGGTCATTGGTATGGTTTACGAAGGCATTACTCTCACGCAGGAGTTGTACGATGACAAGATTGCTGTGGCGCTTGCAGCGCTTGATGAAATCGACCCCGACAAGCAAATGGAATTTGCTGTTGAATCTTCTGTCAACTTTGGTGATCTGTTGCTTGGCGTGTTCGGCTCTGCTGACTTACTTGGCCGGATCGGTAAGAAGGCAATTGTGTTGGATTGGAAGTTTGGCAACGGCGTGGCTGTTGAGGCGACTGAAAACTACCAAGGAATGTTTTACGCCGCTGCCGCCATGCGTACGCCGGACACGCAATGGGTGTTTGAGGATGTTGAAGAAATTGAAATCATCATTGTTCAACCGCCGATGGTGAAGCGTTGGGTGACAACGCCCGAGCGCATCAAAGCGTTTGAGTTGGAGTTGATCTCGGCCGTCAAAGGCCCACGCACTAAGCTAGAGAGCGGTGAGCATTGCCGTTGGTGCGCGGCCAAGCCGACGTGCCCCAAGGTGACCGGTGCTGTTGATCGGGCGCTCAAGACCGCGCTTGTGCGTCTTGATTCAGATAAGATTGGCGAATATCTTGAACAAATTGAATTGCTAGAAGCGTGGATTGATTCGGTGCGTGTGCTGGCGTATGAAATGTTAGAAAATAACGTCAAAGTGCCAGGTTTTAAACTGGTCGCCAAGCGTGGTACACGGCAATGGGTAAATGACGAAGCCGCCGTAAAATTATTAGGTGACAAGGCCTACGAAAGTAAGTTAATCTCTGTCGCTCAAGCCGAGAAGTTGATCGGCAAAAAGAACTTTCCGTCTGACGTAGCTGTAAGCGTTAGTTCGGGCAGTACGTTGGCTGCGGAATCTGATCCACGGCCAGCGGTTATTAACCTAGGCGCGCAACTTGCAAACCTAAAACTAATCTAAAGGACAGTAAAATGTTTAATTTAGCAAAACTCCCTGAAGTAAAGTCACTCTCTACAGCCTTGCGTACTATTCAAGCCGAAGTTGGCCCAACGGGTACAGTCATCATCAAGATGGACAAAACCGGTCACTGGGTTTTTGGCGCCGATCAAACTGAAGTCGAAGCTGACTCAACTTGGGCGGTCAATCCTTTTTCGTTTGTCCACGGCTACATTGCGTGGGGTGACGGTGAAGTACTGGCTGAGAAGATGGTGTCGGTATCTGAGCCATTGCCTGAGTGTGATGATGCGCCACCCCAAGCCAAAAAAGGTTGGGAAGTGCAAGTCGGTATGTCGATCAAGTGTTTGACTGGCGAAGACAAAGGTTTGGAAGCGCGTTACACCACCACCTCGGCCGGTGGCAAGCGTGGCGTACAAACTTTGGCAGTTGCGATTGCCGAACAAGTGGACAAGGATCAGTCTAAGCCTGTGCCTGTTGTGTTGCTTAAAAAAGAACACTATCAGCACAAGTCGTACGGCCGCATCTTTACACCGCTGTTTGACATTCAGTCGTGGGTCAGCATGGATGGCGAAGAGCCGGAAGTTGCCGAGGCTGTGGCTGAAGAGCCAGCAGCACCCGCACGTCGTCGTCGCGGCGCATAAAGGTTAGGGGGCGGTTAGGCAAGCATTTGAGGATGTCGTAAGTGCGTGTTTTTCTTGCCTTCCAGCGCACAGTTAGTAACGACCAAATCAACGCCCCCGCCTACACCTTATGACAATACTTTGGATAGACTTTGAAACGCGCAGCCATTGCGACCTAAAGAAGCATGGCGTCTACAATTACGCGCAAGACATAACAACTGACGTCTTGTGTATGTCCTACGCCTTTGACGATGAAGACGTGGTCACTTGGTTACCCACGCAGCCCTTCCCCTTGCGTGTACGCAACCATACCGGTTTGATCTACGCCCACAACGCAGCCTTTGAGCGCTTGATCTTTTGGTACGTCTTGCAGATCAATTTCAAGTTAGAGCAGTTCTATTGCACAGCCACTCAAGCGCGCGCGAATTGCGCGCCTGGTTCTCTTGAGGACGTAGGGCGGTTTGCCGGTGCAAGTATGAAGAAGGATTACCGTGGCGCGCAGCTTATCCGTGCGCTATGCGTACCGCCATTTAAAGAAGACGTTGCTTTGATGGCCGAGATGGTGCAATACTGCGAGCAAGATGTCCGTGCAATGCGCGCCGTCAGTCAAAGCCTACGCCCCTTATCTGATGAAGAGTTGGAGGATTACCATGTCAACGAAAAAATCAACGACAGAGGCGTATTGGTGGACGTGCATCTTGCCGATGCAGCCATCAGTTACGCAGCCATTGAACTCGCGGACATACAGTCCATTGTCCGAGCCGTCACCGATGGCGCAATCACGTCAGTCCGCAGCCCGAAAATGCGCGAGTGGGTTAAAGACCGGCTCGATTCAGAAACTTTAAAACTAATGGAAGTGGAAGATGGAAAATACTCAATTGACAAACGCGTCCGTGCTAACTTACTCGCGGCAGACTTACCACCCGAGGTTGAGCAGGTTATCCAAGCAGCAGATGATCTCTGGGCGTCGAGTGTTGCGAAGTTCTCACGCCTACGCGATCTGGCAGATGTGGAGGACAATCGCGTCCGTGGAGCCTTTGTGTTTGCCGGAGGATCGGCAACAGGTCGCGCGTCTTCTTACGGCGCGCAAGTACACAACTTCACACGCAAGTGCGCGAAAGACCCCGAATCAGTTAGAACTAGCATGGTTCAAGGACACCCCATCGTTCCCCAGTTTGGTAAGAGGGTCACAGACGTTCTAAAGGGAATGCTTAGACCCGCGATCATACCGGCCAAGGGTAAGTCCTTAGTCGTAGCCGATTGGGCGCAGATCGAAGCTAGGATGACCCCGTGGTTGTCAGGGCGCGGCGATGACGTGCTAGACGTGTTCCGATCGGGGCGTGACATTTACGTTCGTGAGGCGGCCGCCATGTACAAGATACCCGAAGACCAAGTCACCCCCGATCAGCGTCAGATCGGCAAGGTCGCCATTCTCGCGTGTGGATTCGGCGGGGGCTTGGGTGCGTTCTCTGCAATGGGGCGCGCCTACGGATTGACCATGACCGAGTCGGACGCGCAGCGTACCGTGGACGCTTGGCGACGCGCGAACCAATGGGCTGTGCGCTACTGGCAAGAGTTGGAAACCGGTTACATGATTGCCATGCGTAATAAGGGCAAAGAAATCGTTGCGGGTAGGGTAACCTATCTGTTTGATGGGGCGCACCTGTGGTACGCTTTACCTTCCGGTCGCATTCTCTGTTATCCATTCGCCAAACTTGAAGAAGATGGTATCTCATACGCAAAAGCCGCTTGGAAACCCGCCGCCGACGCTAAAGAGTGGCCCCGCGCACGACTATGGCGTGGGCTTGCGTGTGAAAACATTACCCAAGCTGCGGCCAACGACGTTTTGCGCTACGCCCTTCGTCAAGTGGAACCTCTCGGCGTTATCCTCCATGTGCACGACGAAATCGTCATTCAGACAGATCAGCCCGAACAAGTCACCGAACAACTAAGAAAAGTTATGTGTACCGCGCCCCCGTGGGCGCAAGGTCTGCCCCTAGACGCCGAGATTCAAACAATGACTCGGTACGGCAAGTAAAAAAAAGACCACCGGCTAGGGTGGTCGAAACAACTAAGGAGTATTGCATTGGACTTCGTCGATTATATTTCAAAAGTCGCCCCCGAAGGTGAAACTTGCCTATTAGTCAAGCAAAAGCCTGTTGGAAAAGAACAACACGCCGACGGCACGATTAAGGCGACATGGCCAGCTTTTTACCCAAATGAATACAAAGAGGGCGGCGCGTGGTACTGCAACACCGCATCCTTTATTACCGATCGGTTAGGTAAGCGCCCGAGCGCATCGATTCACAACTGCACACACGTTGCCTTTCTTGTCCTTGACGACGTAGGCACCAAATCTAAAGCGCCCCCGCTTGAACCGACGTGGAAGATCGAAACCTCACCGGATAACTTCCAATGGGGTTATACCTTTGCCTTAGACGATCAGCCCACGCATCAAGTCTTTAGCGCAGCGATCAAAGCGATAGCCGAAGCTGGCTACACCGATAAAGGTGCAACGAACGCGGTGCGGAATTTCAGAATACCTGGTAGCGTCAACCTCAAGCCCGAGCGTAATGGGTTCAAATCGGTGTTAACCGAGTTTTACCCTGAACGTGAATTTAGTTTGCCGCAAATTATGGGCGCTTTTGGTGTGGTCGCGGGTGAGGCTGAGTCAGGCGGGTATAAGCCAATAAAGATAGACGACGATGGCACGGACAACATCTTTGCGTGGTTAGCCGAGAATAGCCTAGTCATCAGTCGCCCCAATAATGAGGGTTGGGCGGGCGTTGTTTGCCCTAACGCCCATGAGCATACCGACGGCAACCCCCAAGGCCGGTATAACCCTTCCATGCGCGCCTATTGTTGTTTGCACTCGCATTGTTTGCAACTCGACAGTCATATCTTCTTAGAATGGGTCGAGGGGCAGGGCGGGCCGAGCGCCGCGCCAGGGCTACGCGATGAATTGTTAGCGTCGGTCATGGCTAAAGCGTATTCGGTTATCGCACCATCGAATGCTTTCCCCGATGATGTCAAGCGCCGCCAAGTTGAGATTGAACACCGCGAACTTGGGCGCGTACAGAAAAAGGAATGGTTTAACCGTTTTGCATACATTCAGTCTGACGACTCGTATTTTGATATGCAAGACCGCCGCGAGATTAGCCGTGGCACTTTTAACGCGCTCTACCGCCATATTGTTTGTAAATCGATCCGTACAGGTCGCCACGTTGAGGCGTCAGTTTGCTTTGACGAACTACGCCAAGAGAATGGCGCGCCAGCTTTAGTCGGCATTACCTACGCCGCTGGGGAAGCTGTCCTTGTTAGCCGAGGCGGTGACGTGTACGGCAATAGATGGCGCGATGCCCGACCCGTAGGTGTTGCAGGTAATGTCGCGCCTTGGCTTGAACATTGTCGTCACCTTGTACCCGACGAAGTGTCGCTTAACCATTGCTTTAACGTCATGGCGTACAAATTGCAGTACCCGCAAATTAAGATTAATCACGCCGTGCTGCACACGGGCGTACAGGGTTCAGGTAAAGACACTATGTGGCACCCGTTTATATGGTCTGTATGTGGCGATAACGCCGTTAACCGTGGCCTGTTGGATTCCGACACTATGTCGTCGCAGTTTAATTACGCGCTTGAGAGCGAGATACTGATACTGAACGAATTACGCGAACCCGACGCCAAGGACAGGCGCGCCCTTGCGAACAAATTAAAACCCATTATTGCCGCGCCCCCCGAGTACCTGTCGATCAATCGTAAGGGCCTGAAACCGTACGATATGGTGAACCGGTGTTTGGTACTGGCCTTTTCTAATGACGCCGTACCGATAACGCTCGACTCGCAAGACCGCCGTTGGTTTGCCCTTAAATCAAACGCCCCCCGTATGGCCCCCGACGTGAGCGCCAAAATATGGGCATGGTTTGCCCGTGGTGGCGTGGCCGCGTGCGCCGCATGGTTGTACGCGCGCGACGTGAGCGCGTTTAACCCGTCGGCCGCGCCTCCCGTGACTGAATTTAAGCTAACCCTGATTGAGCAGGGTATGAGCGCAAATGAAAGTTACTTGGTCGATATGATTCGAGAGCGCCGAGGGGTGTTCGCGCAGGGCGTTATAGCGAGCCCATTTCACGTTATATGCGATACCCTGTCACTCAACGCCCCAGGCACCTATAAGGTCAGCCAGGGCGCTCTATTGCACGCGTTGCTAGAGTGTGAATGGTTAGACTGTGGCCGATTAGCCACGCGAGATCTGCAAACCAAAAAACAGGTCTATTGTGCGCCGGATATGGTAGGGCACAAGAAAACCGAATTACGCGTAATGGCCGAGGGTTTAACGGTTCGGGCCGGCACGCCGTTGGCCGCCGTGACTCATTTAAAGCCCGTAAAAAACGCCCCGTAGGGCGTTGTGTGATGTAAGTGGTGCGCTATAGGTCAAATACTAAAATCATTAGAACGACCGTAGCGGCCGCGATTAGCGAGATAGTCATATTGGCATCAATCCCGCGAATAAAGGGTTTAGGCGCGGGATATAGGCCCCTATATCGGCCGGAAATACGCGTTTTATATAGCCACGCTCACACATGGAACGCAGCGTTACCGTATCGCTAATTGAGTAGACGGTATAAGCGCGGTTTTTGACGTGTACCACGTCGCCGACGTCAACGGCTTGGCCTGTTTTATATTTCATTCTGTTACCTCAATTTCAAAATAATAGGAATAATCCAACGTGTCAGAATCGTTTGGGTCGTTAGGGTTTGCCAAAACAAACACGTTACAAAATATTTGGTTCGGGTTTTCGTCGTCTATCCAAAAACACAATGAATAATTGCCTTTATGTGCCCATACCGTTTCAGGGTTCAATTCGTCGCGTACGTCGTCTAACGCGTCAAAAATTAATTGACTATCCGGCATATCAGAATCTGTCCGGTCAAATTGCGAGTCCGATATAAAATATTTCATTTTTGTTTGTCCAATACGATAGTTAAAAAAGCGATAACCTTGTCCGCGTCAAAATGCGACGCGTCGGGGTTTTCTAATAACGCAAGCGCGCGCTCGCAGCCTAACCGAAGCGCGGCCATTTCTATAATTTCTAAATTGGTCATTTTTTATCCCAAAAAATAATTGCTTGCTCGGCTTTTTTAGTACCTGAGCCATGCGCGGGAAACCCTACGATTACCCTACGATCAACGCGCGCGCATAGTTGGCATGACTCACAAGTGACGTCGTCGTGTGTGGTGGCCGGACAAATGACAATTGAGCGCCCTTGGGGTGTCGTCGTGTTAGTGGTTTGCGTTGACGGTAAGACGACCACCACAGGGCCAATCTCGAGCGCGGCCAACGTGTCGGCGTGTACGGGCGTGTTAGCGCTCAGATTGACAGTAAAGCCCCAATCGTTGGCGCCCTTGATGTACTTAGCGTTGTCGCCCAATTCGGGCGCGTGATGCGTGTAGGTGAACCCACGCTTACCAATATTGGCCGCGACTAGGTATCCCATCAAATGGCCGTCAATGCGGCCGTGGCCATCTTGTGGTAAATCGCCCGCTTGATTGTGGCGCCACAATTGGCCATCGGGTAACGTCGTAATCGTGTTACAAAATGTCGCCCAATCTGTGCCGGCCGTACCATTAGTTACGCGGTTCCACAAAAAATTTAGCCCGTAGTTATCGGCGTAGCATCCGGCCGCTTGAAACGGGCAAGACGTCGGGCATGATGCGCGGCCGGTAGTTGATACAGGGATCGCGCCGGTTTTTACGTTTGAAGATTTTAAAGTTAAGTGTACGAATAGCGCTTGGGGGATTGGCTTTAATGTATAAGTCATTTTTTAACCTTGAGTTTAGGGTAGGGAAGTTTAGATAAAGCAAACCAGCAGCAAAGCCAGGCACATTAGCAAGGCCGCGACAGTATCGGAAAATTTAGTCATTTTGACTCACCTTTTAAAATCGCGCGAATAGCCTCAATTTGAGCGGGAGTCACGTTTAGCCAATTAGTATCACCGGCCACGCTGTGAATTTTTAAGCAATGCGAGTGATCAATTTTGTCATGGTTAAGCACGTCAAATTGCGCGTCAATATATTGGTTACGGATTTTTTTATTCATGTCGAGCACCTTAAGTTATGGCCGCTAAACGCGGCCGGTTTGGTTTAGCAAATGTAGTCGGGGTGGTTAGTCACGCCGAACTGTGCGGCCAACGTGCGCAGCTCGGTTTGTTCAGTCTTGCGCAATGATGCGCGAATCATAAAAGAAATAATGCGCGCAACAGCGCCGGTGTTGCCGAGTGCCTGGTATTGCTCAAGTGTTTTTACTTGTTTTTGGTTTGCTTTCGTTAACATTTTGTAGGCCCTTAGTAATTGTCAGAAACTACATTGTACATGATTTTCTAGCAAAGTGTACATTATTTTATAGGGACTTTCCCTAATATTGTAGGGTAATGAGGGTAATGAAAAGGTAATGAAAATGCGCGTGAATTGCTTTCGGAAAATGCCTTATAAATTATTGGCTTATATGCTTTGTAGGGTAATTAAGGTAATAGTAATAGTTAGTAATAGAATAATTATAAACTACTGTATATGCATACAGTAGTATATATGTCGGAGCGCAAACGCGCACGCCGTGATGTTGGGCTACCGACTTTTTAGGGTATGCCCACATTGCCCACATTACCCTTCAAGGAATACTTAGGAAGCCTGTAATCCTAAGACTTAGTGAGTATTGGTGGCTAAGACTTAGTGAGTTTTACTAGCTAAGACTTAGTGAGCATGGCTAAGACTTAGTGAGTGTGGCTAAGACTTAGTGAGCTTGTTGGTTGTCCAACAACCTAAGACTTAGTGAGCTTCGGCCTGGTGGCATGAGATCCTTAAGAATTCCTTGAAGGGGGGGGGTAGGGCCTTGGCAAGGCGCCCTAGCTAGCGGAGCGTACGCCAACAAAATTTTTTTTTATAAAAATGTTTGCAATTTTTTTTATATAATAAATTGCCTACATGACCTACAATTGCAAAATGCTATCTTTACACTTCACACCCCGCGAAGTCCGCGCCACCGAGTCGCGATTGCAGCGCGTCTATGAGGCTGCGCGTCTTGGTCTGTCTAATGACGCGTTGGCGCTCAAGGCTGGCATGATGCCCGAAGAGTTTCGTAAACTCTGCCAGCTAGACCCTGTTGTCGAACTTGCGGTCATGCAAGGCCGTGCCACATCCGAGGCTGAGATGTCGCAAGTTGTGCGCGACGCAGCGCTTGCGGGCGACGCCAAGATGGCGTTGGAGTTCTTGAAACACAAACACGATTGGGTCGCCAAGCAGCAAGTGCAGGTGGACGTCACGCAACAGATCAGCATCATCACCGCGCTTGAGCAAGCCGAACAGCGGTTAACTATAGATATGGAACCCACGGATGCAAACGACACAGTACAGCGCCGCCGAAGAGATGCGCCTCATGTCAGCGCTTTGGTCGCCCAAGATCAAGGATGACCCACTAGCGTTCGTACTTTATGCGTTTCCCTGGGGTCAGAAAGGCACACCGTTAGAAAACTTTGCCGGCCCTCGCAAATGGCAGCGCGAGGTGCTGTCAGACTTGACTGCCCACATTAAGCAGAACGGCGGCAAAATTGACTTTGACACGTTCAGGATGGCAACGTCATCCGGTCGCGGGATTGGCAAGTCAGCGTTGGTCAGTTGGCTTACGCTATGGATGTTGTCCACACGCATTGGCTCAACGACTATCATCTCGGCAAACTCCGAGTCGCAGTTACGATCGGTCACCTGGGCAGAGATTACCAAGTGGTTGGCCATGTCACTTAACAGCCATTGGTTTGAAGTATCAGCAACACGACTCATGCCCGCCAAGTGGATTACCGAGTTAGTCGAGCGTGACCTAAAGAAAGGCACACGCTATTGGTCGGTGGAAGGACGGCTGTGGTCAAGCGAGAACCCTGATGCGTACGCCGGTGTTCACAACTACGACGGTGTGATGGTGATCTTTGATGAGGCGTCCGGTATTGACGATGCCATTTGGGCGGTGACTGCGGGCTTCTTTACTGAGAACACGCCTAACCGCTTTTGGTTGGCGTTCTCAAACCCTCGGCGCAACACCGGCTATTTCTACGAATGCCACAACTCCAAGCGTGATTTTTGGAATACTAAGATCGTGGATGCGCGCACGGTTGAGGGTACGGACAAGGCGGTCTATCAGCAGATCATCGACGAGTATGGCGCCGATTCATCACAAGCGGCTGTTGAAGTCTACGGTGACTTCCCGTCTGCCGGTGATGATCAGTTCATATCGTCAATGATTGTGGATGAGGCGATGAAACGCCCACGGCTCAAAGATTTAAGCGCCCCTATTATCGTGGGCGTTGACCCTGCACGGTTCGGGTCTGACTCGACTGTCATCGCCATCAGGCAGGGGCGTGACATTATTGGCATTAAACGCTTCAAGGGCGACGATACGATGACGGTCGTGGGTCACGTCATTGAGGCGATTGAGGAATATAAGCCCGCGTTGGTCGTCATTGACGAAGGCGGCGTGGGCGGGGGCGTAGTAGACCGCCTAAAAGAGCAAAGATATAAGATTCGCGGGGTTAATTTTGGAAATAAGTCCAAAAATCCGCTAATGTATGGTAATTTAAGGGCACAAATGTGGGGGGATATGCGACAATGGCTTAAAACAGCGTCGATTCCTAGTGACAGAGTGCTTAAAACTGATTTAATATCACCAGTAATGAAGCCGGATTCAAAAGGAACTATTTTCTTAGAGTCTAAAAAAGACATGAAAGCGAGGGGGTTAGCATCTCCAGACGCAGCAGACGCTATCTGCGTAACATTTGCCTTCCCCGTCGCGCACCGCGAATATGCAGCACCAAAGCGTCAAAATTATTCACCTAACGGTTTACAAACTTCTTGGATGGGCGCATAGCCCTAATTACGGAGATTAAAAATGTCAAACTCGCAATCAATTGGCGTCGCTTACGCTGATCCTGAATTTACTACCTGTTACGCATCACAAGAGATTGGTTATTCGACCGCTGCCCAAGGCACGGTTACACAAGCAACAAGCAAATCAACTGGTGTGACATTAAACAAGTCGTCAGGCCAGATTACAATGAACAACGCAGCTTTGGCTAACGGTGCCGTGGTCACGTTTACATTAACCAACAACTTGTTGTCGGCTAAAGACGTTATTATTGTTAACGTGTCAGGCGGCGCTACAACTGCAGGTACTTATACCGCGCTTGTGTCAAGCATTGGTACGGGTTCGGCTGTGTTGGGGTTATATAACATCAGCGCCGGTTCGTTGTCAGAAGCCGTTATCCTTAACTACGCAATTATTCACGGTCAATAATCATGCCGTTAAAAAAATCCGCGACTAAAGAAGCCTTCCGTACAAACGTGAAGGCTGAAGCGCAAACTAAACCGATTAAGCAAGCCGTGGCAATCGCCTATGCTGTTAAACGTAAGGCAGAAAAGAAATGAAAGCTAAACCTTTTGAGAAATCCAAAAAAGACGTCGAGCCTAAGAACATGAAAGAAGGTTCTAAGCGCGAAGAAAAGATGGACAAACGCCAAATGCCAAAAAAGAAATGATTCAACCCTTACACGACAACATTGCGGTACGCCCTGACCCGTTT